TGAATTTATGGACAGCAAATGGGCGCAGCAAGTTGGCATGCGTGCTGTCCGAGTTACTGAAATGATTCGATCTGGGGAATATCAATAATGCCACTACGTAAGTTAACCCTACGCCCCGGTGTGAACAAAGAAGTTACACGCTATGTAGATGAAGAAGGTTGGGCCGACTGCGATAAAGTACGCTTCCGTGCCGGATACCCCGAAAAAATAGGTGGGTGGCAACGCATATCAAACCAAACCTTTCTTGGGCTATGTAGGTCATTACATAGCTGGGTTACGCTATCCAATCAAAAACTAATAGGTGTGGGCACTAATCTAAAGTTCTACCTAGAAAAAGGTGGGCTGTACTACGATGTAACTCCTGAACGCACTCCATCTGGCGTATCTCTTACTAACCCTTTTACAACCGTTTCTGGCTCTACCACTGTCACCGTTACAGATGCTAACGGGGGATATATAAACGGTGATTTCGTTACGTTTAGTGGGGCATCTGCTGTAGGCGGGTTAACTCTAAATGGTGAGTTTCAGATAACGTACTCCACCGGCAACACCTACACTATAGAGTCGAGCAGTGCAGCTTCATCGTCTGCTACTGGAGGTGGGTCTGTAACAGCTAAATATCAGATAAATGTAGGCCCAGAAGTGGAAGTGCCCTTGGTAGGTTGGGGTGCCGGTGCTTGGAACGCAGGTACTTGGGGTAACGGAGAAGAGACATCTATCGACTCTTTACGTTTATGGAGCCAGTCTAACTTTGGCGAAGATCTTATATTCGGTTCACGTAACGGTGCGATCTTCTATTGGGATGCGTCCAATGCTGATGGACTCAATGGCAGAGCTGTAGCGTTGTCCGCATTATCTGGTGCATCTAACACACCAACTATACAAAACTTTATACTTGTCTCTGACGTTAGTCAGTTCGTGTTTTGTTTTGGCGCAAATACAATTGGCACGTCTATACAAGACCCCCTGCTTATTCGATGGTCAGACCAAGCGAATGCTGCACAATGGACTCCCGGTTCGACCAACCAAGCAGGTGATATAAAACTGTCTCAAGGGTCTGAAATAGTAACCGCATTACAGTCACGCCAAGAAATTTTGGTTTGGACAGATGCTGCTATGTACGGACTGCAATACTTAGGCGGTGCACTAGTCTGGGGTACGCAGCTAATTGCAGCCAACACATCCATAATTTCACAAAACGCTGCTGCGTATTCAGATGGGGTAACTTATTGGATGGGTACAGACTCCTTCTACATGTACGACGGTAGAGCTAGAAACTTACCCTGTGACCTTAAAAGACATGTGTTTAATGATCTTAACTACGAACAAGCAGAACAAGTCTTTGCAGGCACAAACGAAGGGTTTGATGAAGTCTGGTGGTTTTACCCATCAGCTAGTTCAACCACTGTAGATAAGTATGTTGTGTACAATCATGCACAAGATATTTGGTATTTTGGTAGTTTAGCTCGCTCTGCATGGCTAGATACGGGTATAAAGCAGTTCCCCGTAGCGGCTACGTACAGCAACAACTTAGTTACTCACGAAGATGGGTTAGATAATAACGAGAGCGGTACGAACACAGCTATCACTGCATTTATAACTTCTGGCGAGTTTGACATAGAAGATGGCGATAGATTTTCGTTTGTACGTCGAGTGCTGCCAGATATAACCTTTAATGGATCTACTGCGGACAGCCCTACAGCTACGCTAGAACTTCTGCCACTACAGTCTTCAGGTTCAGGGTATAGCAGCCCTGCGTCAGAGGGTGGAAGCAGTAGTGGCTCCGTCGTAAGGTCTGCAACAGTACCTGTCGAGAAGTACACTACACAAATAAACACCCGTGTGCGGGGTAGGCAGCTATCTATAAAGGTACAGTCTGAAGACTTAGGTGTTACGTGGCAGCTTGGAGCACCGCGATTTGATATACGTCCTGACGGGAGACGGTAGTGACTACTTACAATTCTATAGCACCGCGACTGCCTGATCCTCCAAAAGAATACACGCAGGCGTCATTTGAGCAGTTCAATAACGTATTACGTATATACTTTAACCAGCTAGACGATGCTATAAAAGAAGCCGCAGTGTCTACCGAATCTCAAGCGCAGGTGTGGTTCCTTGGCTAATCAATACAAAAACGCAAAGGTAGACCTTACTACCACTAATGCAACTACGCTATATACATGTCCGACATCAACCACAGCTATTGTTAAATCTATACTTGTGTCAGAAGACTCAGGCAATGCTGATACTATAACGGTAACACTTACCGATGCTGCTACTGCGGTGTTCAGTGTATTCAAGGTCAAGGCTGTTGGTGCTAACGCCACAGTAGAACTACTCACTGCACCTATAGTGGTAGAAGAATCGGAGATACTGAAAGTCACTGCCGCAACCGCTAACAGGCTACATGTTGTAGCTAGCTTGCTGGAGGTTACGTAATGATAGGTAGTTTTGGCGGATTCGGCGGTATGGGTCTAGGGGCACTTGGAGGTCTTAGTGGGTTCGCTCCCACCCCAGAACAAATACAGGAACGGCTGAAAGCCGCTGGGTTAGGTAGTTATACCCTTCCCGCGCCTGTCGCAGCACCTAGACCTGCACCTGTGACCCCCAAACCAACCTTTACCCCTCCCCCTTTGAAGTATGATCGTATGGGCAGGCCGATAGTTAATAAAATACCGGACTCTGCACTCCCTCCAGAACTGAGGGTTACACCCCCGCCGCCAGTAACACCCAGACCACAACCCGTGGCACCAGTAATGCCTGTTGGAAGAGCTTACACCTCTATAGGCTCAAATCTTAGGTCTGCGTATACACCTACTGCACCTATTGCACCTTCTCCTACAGGCACCGTTGCAAAACGTGGTGATAAGCGTGCTCCGGGGGCTAAACGGCCTGTTACGACAACATCACCTTCTACACCTGACTTCAGTGCGTTAGACGACCTTTTTACAGATGCACCTGTTATATATGATGAGGTCTTGGGAGCGCCTTTACCTACAAAGCCTGCATCAGTAAAACTTCCTCCTAATACGTTAAACGATCTTCTTGTTTTTGCGGAAGAAGCGGCTAGAAAAACATCACCTGAACTTAAATCAAGGGCACCTAAACCAACGCATGTAACACCACCCTCTCCCGTTGCATCTGCACCCTTACCAGAAGGAGTACAGTCGGGAGGAAGGTACTACAAAAATCCAGTTACGGGCGATCCGATGTACCAGTCGCCAATGCCTAAACTCCCTGACGGCATGATGGGCGCTCAAGTAATGCCTACGCCAATCAATCTAAATACAGGTAAGCCAGAAAATATAGGTCTTGGTGACAAACCCGCACCAGTAACACCACCAAACAGAGTAGGTCAGCCTGTAAGCGGTGGGGAGTTTATACCCGAACCTACAACCTTACCGCCTAAGCCGGTAACACCTTCTACACCAGAAAGATCGCTCGGATTGCAAAAACGAATAGATGATATTGACGCAGGTGTTACATACGCCAGTTCCAATACACCTACAGAAAGAGCAGCAGCATATGCAGCCCCCCAGTTTGCCGAAATATCTCAAGGCTACAGGCTTTTAGGTGGTGCGGTTGACAGCTACAAAAAGAAACTGGACGAGGGCGCGGATTACTTTGATATTGATAACGTCGATCTAGTAGATGATTTTTACAATGCTAGCTTCAAAGACATTTTACGAACCGAAGGTGGGCTTTTCTCTCCTTTTGATCTCGTAGGTGGGGAAGCAACCATTGGTGGTGGTGAAATGCCTTCCGACGAAATACGTGTTGATAGAAACACATATTTTGACAAAGTAAATGCTCCCGACTACCTGCAAGACTTTCTACTTCCTGCTAAACAAGAAGATGCTGTAGCTGCTTATTCAAGTGTTGGTGATTTACAAAAATCATCAGACATTGCATCTGTCCTTAGTGACCACTATGGGTATGAAATAGAACCCACAAAGCAAAAGCTAGGTAAGTTTGGGGGAAACCTCGAAAAGCATACAAGCTCATCCCCACAGCGTCTGGCAGAATTTAATTCTTTTATAGAGCCTATCTTATCTGAGCAAATGCCTTATTTGCAGATGGTAGAAGGCTATAGTTATGAAGATGCCCTACAAGAAGCCTATAAACGTGACCCGATGTTGCAGGCGCTATACGCTAAATACGACGTAACGCCTCTTAGGTACACCAAAGATGGGTCTGAGTACCTATATGACCCATTTACTTACGGTGAAATTAGGACGTTTAAGGCAGATACGCCTAACTTCTTTGAAAAAGTCATTAAGGTAGTGCCTGCACTATTAGCTGCCACGGTATTAGGACCAGCAGCGGCAAGTCTTGTTGGAGCGGCAGGAGTTACAGGAGCTACGGCTACCGCACTAAGTGGCGCATTAGCAGGGGCAGGGGGGACAGCGATCACAGGTGGTGATACTAATGACATCCTAAAGTCTGCTTTAACGGGTGGTGTA